GTACAGATCACTTATATCACAAGGATATGACGTCAGGCTAAGAGCGATCAGCGAGGCTGGACAAGAATTAGTGAACAAGAGTTTAGGTACTGTTGACAGGACCAAGCAAATGGCATCAATGGGCCACTCCTCATGGGCTGCTGTGGAGTTCAATCCTGTCAGAAACCTGCCAGATGTAGCAACCCTCTCCCTGCCTATATCTTCGAAAGCATCACAAATAAATCCATATGGGCAGCATCCTGATCCTGAAGAGCTTACTGACAATGACGGTAACTATGCAGAAGATGTCATCGCGTATATGGACAGAGCTAAGACTAAGAATGATGCCGCTGCAGCCATTAAGGAGGGCAACTCTGCACTAAATCGCCCAGAATCAGCCATACAGAGATTTGAGAGGGTCATAATGGCTCATGAAGCTTTTGAGGCTGGCTTTCCTGGTGTACCTCCAGAACAAATCCCTCAGAGAGCTTTTGAAGATTTCTTAAAAGGTAATATGGGCTCTACATATCTAGTTGGAACAGAACCTAAATTTGGGGAAAAACATAAGAAAATATCAAGGGTGTTCTATATGGCTGAGCAGGAACTAAAATGTATAACCCAACGCGTGGAAAGGATTGCAAAACAGGTTTCAAGAAAGCAATTTGGTGTTTCCATAGTTAAGAGCTATTCGGCAAGGCGCGGAGACTTGGAAAACTTCTGCCAATCTATGAGGGTAGTTGATTCCGGAGGAGTCCCTTTGTTTGTAAGCTTCGATATGAGTGAATTCTCAAAGAAGTTTCCAATGGAACTTATGCGCTGTTATGGCAAGATATTGTCTGAGATGTATGGAGTCATGTGGCTTAGGAGAATTGACATAGTTTTTAGGTCTTCTGTTGTCCTACATAATACCAGGTCTTACTTCAATATACTTGTCGGTGTGAAAGGTGGATTCGAGGGGTTCTTCAACTTCATATGGTCATCTATTCATGCTGTTATAATGGAAATTGCATTAGACAGTACTGGTGCTAAGGGAAACCTCCTTACATTCAGTGATGACGGTCTGCTCATGGTTTATATCTCAGTTAATGCAACAGCAGATGATGTAAAGGCACTTATGAATCATATTATGGATGTCTATAAGAAATGCGGCCTTGTTTTTCATCTGGGAAAGACTATCGTGTCCACGAGAGTATGGGAGTACTTGGGCGACATATGCTACCAGAGAAAACTGGTCAATACATGGGTGAAAGAGGTCGTCTCTTTTGGAACTTCAGACAACACATCTGGCATTAATCCTGTACACTTTAACATTAGAGTGATAGAATCACAGGCTGATGCAATAGTGAAGTCAGGTGGAAACCCAATGCTCGCATATGCCCTAAAACATACAAAGACTTCT